GAAATATTAATTGATAAAACTAAACATGTTGCATGTAGTATAGATTGTCCAGCTTGTAAAGATTTCACATATGAATACCTAGGAGGACAGACAGCATCTGGTTTAGATAGATATTCACAAGATGGTATGCCTATAATTGTTGTTCATAACACTCATTTATATTGTGAAGTTGTTAAAGATATTAATCATTTAACAGAACACCATGTAGAATTGTTAGAAACAGTTGTACCTGCAGATTTATTCACAGTTATCTTATCGTTACATGATATGTTTGGTGATCCGGATAATGCAATGAATGTGTATGCAGCAAATAAAAAGACATATAAGAAATTTGGAGGTGATTCAATATCAACTACAGATGCAAATAAATTCAATGAATTTTTTAAATTTTAATTAAGAGTTACAAAATGGAAAAAAGTAAATTACAATCGTTTATTAATCGTTATTATTTAGCAGGAAACTGCGAATCGGTTCTTTTGAAGGAAAATGGATCTGAAGTTATGTGTGAACTTATTGACTTAGATCAAACAGTTGTTGGTAAAGTTAAATGGAAGACAACACCATTTATGAAAGGTCAACTAGGAATCAACCACACAGGTGCATTGATTAAAATGTTAGGAGCATTAGGCGAAAACATGGAAATTAATGTTAAAGAAGCTGCCGGTAAGAATTATGCTATGAATATTAGCGAAGGAAGCACAAAAGCAACTTTCATGTTAGCAGATACATCAGTTATCCCTGCGGTACCTACAATTAACTCTGAACCAGAATATGAAGTAACTATTCCAATCAATGATGAATTTGTTAGTAAATTTATCAAAGCAAAGAATGCATTACCAGACGCTAAAAACTTTGCAGTTCAAGTTCAGAATGGGGTAGTTAAATTTATTATTAATTACTCAACAGTTAACACAGATAACATTTCATTTGAAATTCCAGGTGGAACTAATGATATGGATCCGGTTTGTTTCTCAGCTGATAAATTAAAAGAAGTATTAGTTGCAAACAGAGGCGATAATGGTCAATTACATGTTTCTCCGAATGGATTATCTAGAATTGACTTTACTGGATCTGACTTTGATTCGACTTATTGGTTAGTAATGTTACAAAACTAAGGAGTATTGATGCAAGTACGAGTAAAACGATTGAATGATAAAGCAGTTATCCCGGCATATTCAAAGCCGGGAGATGCTGGAATGGATTTGACTGCTACATCTATAGACAACGACGAATATGGCAATATTGTGTATGGTACGGGTTTAGCATTCGAAATACCAAAAGGATATGTAGGATTATTATTTCCTAGGTCATCTAACACAAAAAAGGATTTATATTTAGGTAATCATGTAGGTGTTGTTGATTCAGGATATAGAGGCGAAATATTCTTTAAATATAGACCATATAAAGGACTAATGAATTCTAATATATACGAAGTTGGCGAAAGAATAGGACAATTAATTATTTTACCATATCCTAGTATAGAATTAGTAGAAACAGAAACATTAACAGATTCGGAGCGAGGACAAGGAGGTTTTGGATCGACAGGTAAATAGTATAAAATGATAGGACAAGTAGAAAATACACTTTGGGTTGAGTCGTTTAGACCAAATACATTAGATGGTTATATTGGAAATGAACATATAATCGATAAAGCAAAAATATGGATTGAAAGTGGCGATGTGCCGCATTTGTTATTCTATGGACCTGCAGGAACTGGTAAAACAACATTAGCAAAGATTATTGCTAATTCGGTAGATGCTGATATTATGTATATAAATGCATCTGATGAAAACTCAGTAGATGCTGTTCGTGACAAGATAAAGCGTTATGCATCAACAGTCGGATTCAGAAGATGGAAAATTATCATATTAGACGAAAGTGATTATTTGACACCGAATGCTCAAGCAGCTTTGCGTAACTTAATGGAAACATACAGCAAGACTACTAGATTTATTTTAACATGTAACTATGTAGAAAAGATTATAGATCCAATTCAGTCTAGGTGTCAAACATTTGGTATAACGCCACCAAGTAAAACTGATGTAGCCAAAAGGTTAGTAGGAGTATTAGAAGAAAAGGGTGTTCAATATGATATCAAAGATGTGGCTACGATTATCAATGCATCATACCCAGATATCCGAAGAGCTATCAACGGAGCTCAAAGTTCAGTAGTAGAAGGCGTATTAAAATTAGATAAAACTAGTACAATACAAGCAAATTATATGTCTGAACTATTAGATGTATTAAAAGACCTTAAGGACAAGAAATCTGCTTTTACTAAACTAAGACAAATTATTGCTGACAGCAAAGTAAAAGACTTTACGGCACTATACACATTTTTATTTGATAATTTAGATGAATTTGCTACAGGTCATATTGGAGCTATTATTTTAATTATTGCTGATGCTCAATATAAAGATGTAACGGTTGTTGATAAAGAAATCAATGTAATGGCAATGTTTGTTAACATATTAGGAGAATTATAATGAATAAGCAAATGAATTTGAACATTGGAGCAGATGATATGCAACCTATCATTTGTGAAGAGTGCGGAGGAATGTATTTTAGACAGGTAATGGCTATTAATAAAGTATCTAAATTATTAACAGGTAGCGATAAAGACACAATGGTACCTGTACCAGTATTTAGATGTGATGATTGTGGTGCTATTCCTAAAGATTTTCAACCAATAAAAGCAAAACCTAAGAAATAATGTCATCGGCATATCATAAAGACAATATTACTATAGTATTCAAAACATCTAATCGAAGCAATGCTAAGATGAAAATGAAAACATTTAAAAATAAATGTATTGATGATATAGTAACAAAGAAACTCCCGGGTATTCCTGATTCAGCTATTATCGTTGAATTGGGAATGGGTCCGGAATTTGAAGAAAAATGGAAACGAAAATATAAGTTATAATGAGTGAAAAAAAGAAAGCTGCAACCATATTTGATTTTATGACAGGTATGATGAGTAAAAAGAAAGAATGGTCTGAATGGTCAGAATCAGATCAGAAACTATTTACACCATTTATTACTAATCGTTGGTTAAGTATGCGTGAAGATTTAATTGGTATTATCAACGAATTGCAAATATATACTATAGGTCAATTAAGACCAAAAGATACATATAGGTTGTATCATGCAATATTACCAACAAATAAAACATATCCAAAGTATATTAAGGGTAAAAAAGAAGATAAGTATTCTGATAAATTGATTAAACAATTAGCAGAACATTACCAAACAAGCAAATCTGAAGCAATTGAATATATTGAGTTGATGTCTAAGGATCAATGTGAAAGAATTATTCGTTTATATGGATATACTGACGGAGAAGTAAAAACAATGCTTAAAGGAGTAAAATGAGTTCAATAAATACACAATCACATTATCGAGGTAAAGATACTATATATAAAGTAGCAGAAGATTTTGAATTAAATTCATATGAGTTTGATATACTAAAAAGAATTATCAGATGTCGACATAAAGGCGCTTGGTTACAGGATTTGGAAAAAACAAAAGATACTATCGATCTTTATATAAAAGAACAACAAGAAAAATTTGGATAACTGATATACTTTTCATATATTATATAAAAAAGTTATGATAGTTTTATTTAGTATGATAATGTCATTAAATTTAGTTTTCGGCATTGATTGGTTAAATCGTTTCATTAATGAATTTAGTGTTATGGCATTATTTGTTTCAGTCGTTAATATAGGTTCGTTTTTTGTTAGTCTATTTACTGTTATAGTACCATTAATTTTAAAATAAGTATCATGATAGTTTTAATACCATTATATATTCTTAGTTTTATAACAGCATATGTTGTAACACGCAGATTTAAAGAAATTGATAGGTCTGATATCACGTTATTTTTAATTCCATTAATTAATACTATACTATTAATTGCATATATTATAGATAATGTAGATACTAATATTTCTAAACTCTTTAAACCAAAACAAAGATGATTACCGTGAATTTGACAGAAGCTGAACTGAAAGCTTTAATAGAAACAGAGTTGGTTAGCAATATAATGGTATTAATAGATCCAAAGAAAAAGGATAGTTTTAGTCAAGCAAGAATCAACGTATGGCAAAATACCGTAACTGAAAGAATTTTATATCATATCACACAAAAATAAATGTAGTGCTAGCAAAACTGTTAGCACTTTTTTTTATATTATATATTTATATTAAAAAATAATAAAGGATACAATGAAAAAAAACATTTTAGCAGAAAATATGCGCAGATTCGGCACTAAGAATTTAAGTGAACAATCCGATTCAACAGGAAATGTTAAAAGAGTATTGAAAGAGGAACAAGAAAATACAACTTCTAATAGCTATCATTATCACATTAATGAAAAAATTATTTATGCTCCAGTATATGGTTATGGTGGGGGAGTAGGTTATCAAACACCTACCGGTAGAAACGTTTGGTTAAATAATAAAGGTATTGCAGAATGGCCATCTGGAAATGTTAATGTAGCAAAAAAGAATGTAAATCAATTAGTAAATGCGATAGATGGATTAGATATTACCGGAGCTGGTGCTAAAAATATAAAAATAGTGGCAGATAATTGGAAACGATTTGATTTATTAACACAAAATGAATTTATAAAAGAATGGTATAAATCAAAAGGTAAAAATTGGGG